GCACACAAGATTTGGGAAAACTTTAATTTATCAATATTAGATCTTGGTAAAGTTGTAAGTTTTTCTAAAATGAAATCTTTAGATAGGGCAAAGTTTGATGGAAAAAAAACATATAAAAACTGATAAAGAAGATGATTTATTTTTAATAGATTTACTTTTTGATTCGGATCTTAGCTTATCTGAAATATCTAAAGAATTAGATTTATCGTATAAAGATCTTAATAAAAAAATATCTTCACTTGGCTTGAACTGGATTAAAGAACAAAAAAAGAAAAGTTCAAGAGGACAAGCAGCTCTTACTCATATAATGAAAAAACTGTTGCCTGGTCAAAAGATTGTCAACGAACATCATATAGGCGATAGGTTAAAATTGGATGTATATTGTCCGGCATTTAAGTTAGCCGCAGAATTTCATCGGACGACAACATTTTTATTACACGCAAAGATTTTTTGAATCGAAATATGATTTTGAACAAGCTGTAGAAAGAGATAAGAAAAAACTACAAAAATGCGAAGAACTTGGAATAGCTTTAATAGTTTTCAGGTATAATGATTTACTCACCGAAGAAGCAGTATATGATAGAATGCTACAAGCTATTCGTTCAGCTCAACCAATAGAAAATAAAACAAGCAAAAAGAGTGTAACTACAAATAAGTATTATCAAGAACAAAAAAAGAAATATAACAAAAGAAAGAAAGATCTATACAAAAAAATGAAAAATAAAAAGAAGTATCATGACAAGTGAAATTGCAGCTCCAGTCACTTCTGATATTTATCCTATTGAGTATCAAATCTTTGCGCTTTCCTTTAGACAGCCGGGAGCAATTTCTTTCTTTAGAGATAACCTTCAACCAGAAATGATAGGCCTACTAGAGGGTCAAAATGGAATAAACGAATTTTACAAAGCGCTTGTTTCATATTCTACTTCTACGGAATTGGATGTAGTAGATCCAGTTGCTTTTAAATCTTGGATGCAAACGGAAAGTGATTTATACGAAGCATTAAATGGCCAACATGGCGTAGATATGATCATGGGCGTTTTAGGAACCATGGATCTTTCTACACCAGAAGCTGTAACAAAAGTAATTAAACATAAATACAATAAAATTGAAGATAGAATATTTTCATCGGAAACGAATA